CTCCGTAAGATAATCAGATTTGTTAATAGATTGTTTGCAATTGTTACAAGTTAATGCACTCCAAGCAAAATGATATACAGTGGAATAGTGTTCACAATTAGGACACATTATCTCTCGTCCGTTATTACCTGCCCTTGTATATCTATCAAGATGTTTCATAACTGGACGATAGAGAAATAGTTGTTTAGTCATAATAATTAATCACCTTAAGTATAGATAACCACCTGCCCAATCTGTAAAATTAGGATTGTGTAAGTTTAATCTATCCTTTATCAATCGTAGATCATATCTAACAATCTTTGCAGGTGATTTCCAGGATGCAGGTTTATAAACTTCACCTGTATTCTTATCAACAAAGGCATGAACTCCTCCATCCCTATATTCATTTCTATCTCTGAAAGTATCATAATCTTGTTGTATAATTTTCCAATACTTTCTACCTGATTCCATTCTAAACTTAACACGTACCACATCAGGAATTACACGATTAGGATACTTTGATTGATAGTTTTGCTCTAAACTTCTGCATAATTGCCATACCCACTTTTCAATCTTTTGATCTAAAGTGAGTTTTTCTTCTGGAAATACTGCGATTGTGGGTGTTGCTGTTAAAGTCATAATAAAGAAAGTGATTAATAAAAAGGACAGAAGATTACTGCCCATTTGTGTATGAACCCATCACAATATCACCGTGACGGACTTCTGCATAACCGTATTCTTCGGAAAGATCTAAACATAAACCCCAACAATCTTCGAGGTTTATAAAAGAAGTATTCTCAAAAGATGCAGATGGACAATGAACAGAATATCTCATTTATTTTAATTCGTAGTTACACTATAGGGTCAATTTAGAGGTCCCAGTTAACATTACCTCATTTTTGATAAGTTAAAATTTGCACAAGAGAAGAACTCCCTATCTATTATTTTATATGTGCCATATTCATTATGTAAAACATAACCTTCATGATCACATTCTTCATCATTAATGTAACATTCTATTTCATCATATCTCTCAATGTGATTAAACATGTCATACTTAATTGTCTGCACTAATTTCCATAAACGCAGCACACTTACATCACAATTATTATCACTTGCTATTGCTTCTTGTGTTAAATCATCTATCTCAATTCCATTGCGAATACATGCATTTAATTGCTTCTTAATCCTTGCAACTTGTTTATTATCGGGGAAATCACATAATGTTGACATTTGTTTTGCAAAATCACACCTATCTTTAATATCATCTCTATTATCATCAAGTATTACTTTAGGTTGAATATGCAGCACATTATCATCACTTTCCAGGATATCTTCTAAAGGAAATGATATTGCATCTCTTAAATCATTCTCTGCAATGTATTCTGTATGAGGTGCAATTATAATATTATTATCAACAATTCCTGGGAATTCGTATGCTATTGTATTAGGACAGTAACCATCATTACCACCAAAACCTATAAAATCACCTTGAAATATGCGATGAGTTCTTGTTAAATTGTCAAAACATGAATGTAATATAGTTGCTACATTTCCTTGATGGTTCTTATCAATATCCTCATGTGATTCATTGATCTTAATCTTAACTTTGTTGAAGACAGATTTGGTTCCTACAAAGAATCTATCAGTTGCAGGATTGCGACCCCAAACTATTGCTGGAGCACCATCAATCTTGGTTGATATGTTACTATCAGCAGTGAACCAATTTAAAACACTAAGTTCACCATTTAGGATAGAATCTTCAGGATGTTCAATGTGAGTGTTTTTCATAATAATATCATAATGTAATAAAAATGGGGATGCAATATCCCCAGGAAAGTTATTCAAGCAGTTTTTGAATCAAATGCACGTTCATAAGAATCTTTGACATAACTAACAGTTTTTCTGCTAAAGTCGAGAACAATAGTATAACCTTTCTGCACATCTTTCACAAATAAATTAAACTCATAATTGTGAACTTTGACTCTTGATTGAAAATCTTCAAGATAATCTTCAAAAGTTAGTTTAGGTGCAGGAGGAGCAACTTTTGCTACTTCTTTAACAACAACTGCCTCTGATTTAGATGGAATTGTTGTTAGTTTTGCGGGAGACTTACGACGACGAGTTGATCTTTTTACGGATTTTGTTGACTGCGTTGATGTAGTCTTTGCTGGCATAATAACCCTGCTAAGTGAATGTGAAGGGAGGTTCAATTTAAAGACGATTAGTGAACGTCACCCATGCCCCTTCACTATAGGGTCAATTTAGAGGTCCCAGTTAACATTACTTACACTGTTTTTTGTGTTTTGTGATATAATTACGTGCAGAAGTTTCATTTCTACATTCTTTCAAATGTTCACCATTATAGATGACCATTAGTTTAGTCTTACTGCCCAGGATTGGAACAGCATAGTAACCATCATTAGTGGCAAATCCTTGCTCACAATCTTTATAGAAACGTGCAATAGATTTGAGTTCTTTCTTATCAGTCATAATGGTAATCTTGCTTGTGATTCATTAATCTTTAATTCTTCCATAATTATTTGTTTAGGTAACAAATTCCAACAATAGTAACTACTACTGAAGGTAATCTTGCTATTATCTCTACCATCAGGACTGATAAACTTCATTCTCTTATCAAACATTAACAACTGCAAGTCCTTATCCTTAAATAACTGCTTCGGTGCAGAATCATTCAACCAGGTGTTAGTCATTATGAGTGCAAATGGTTTATTAAATGATAATGCTCTTTCAAAGAATTTCCTCTTATTTGTAAATGGGGGATTTGAAATTATCACATCCCAGTTATCAGGTTCATAGGTAAAAAAGTCCTGTCCAGTGTTAATGTGTGAATGAACATTGTTAGGTATTTGTTTAACAAACTCACTCTCCTCAGTATCAAATGGACACCATACAATTGCATCCTGTGGAATATACTTAAGGATTGGTTTTACAGCATAATCTGGAGTATAACATTCATCATTATTCCCCTTACTATACATTAACTGTTTACTATCCAGCATATACTTTCTCTCCATATTGTAGAATGAGTTTGTTAGAAATAGTGTATCCTAATCGTGGATCTTTCTTAACTCTTTTATCTTCAAATTGTTTCTTTAAAGGTGGTAATAATATTGATAATACCACATCTGCGTGTAATCTGTAAACCTCAATTACCTTGCCTGATTTATACCTAGCATAGTAATGATGTTTATACTTTCCTATCTTATTTTCCTTCAAATATGTTACTTGCTCTTCCCAGGAGTTCTGTACACTAATACCGTTATATGTTGCAGTTAGTTTCTTACCAATAGTGGACTTATATTCAACTGGATTGTTATTATTATCATATGCATCTGCACCAGAATAATCATCAGCAACCCTATGACCAAGTAATCCTGCTAAATGTATTTCACGAGAACGTGCATAACTAAAGGGATCTCCCCAGTTATTCTCTTCACAAATCTGATACATTTGCTCAAAGAGTTGTTGATATTTTTCTTCTGGTTTCATAAGAATCATCATTATAATACAGGGTCAATTCAGAGGTCCCAATTAACATCATTTAATTTCCTCTACTAATTGAATACCTGCTTTAGAATATGCTTCTTCCCAGGTTGTAAATACTGATCTTTTTTGATACTTAACTAATCTTTTATTCTCTGTTTGTGTTACAAAGTTATATCTTCCCAATTCATTATAATACAAATCCTTAACATATTTGCCACTATCTTCTATTTTAGTCCAATCAGTATGAAATAACTTATATGCACCAATCTTACGTGGATATATATGATCTTTACTCCTTTTTACCCCAGGTTTGAGTGATTCAACTGATGAAAATCCAGTCCATAATAACTCTTTCTCATTCTTTTTAGGTAATCTAAAGATAGCACAACCTATTTCATATTCTAATAACATAATACCATCCTTATTACCAATTTTAACATTATTGTGGTATCTTTCATACTGATCAATAACACTATTAGCAAGATCTTGAAAAAGAGTCATTTTTTTACAACAGAAATAGCAGGTAAACCTTTGTTAAACACAGTATCAACAACTGCACTAACTCTTTTAGATGTACTAATTCCTACTCTATTATAACATGGAATACAAACTAATCCAAATGTTTTAGTTGTATCTTTACTTTTACGAATAACTCTACCAATTGTTTGACTAATACCAATATAATCCATATTTCTTAAGAATAATGCTGCTTCTAATCCTTTCACACTAATACCCTCACTGAGAATACTGTGGTGCATAACTATAAACTTCTTCTCAGGATCTTTACCCCAGGTGTTAAGAATAGTGAAGAACTTTTCACGTCCAACCTTCTTACCATCTACAATTGCACCTGTCTTTGATGTAATATACATCCAGGAATATCCACGATAAGTTAATTGATTAACAAATTCAGTTTGTGATACTAAACCAACAATCTGTTTGGTTGCTTTTGCACATATAAGGATTTTATTAACATCAATCTCATCAAGTGTTGCTACTATACTATCACAATCATGCTCATACTTGTTTCTACTATCATCAGGTAATTCTATCTCCTTAATTACAACTTTAGGTGGTAGAATAACACCATCATTCACTAACTTAGGAGCAGGAACATTTACCAATACTTTACCAAATATATCCTCATCATTCATCCCTGCTTTATATGGTGTGCTAGAATGTTTTGGAGTTGCAGTAAAGAAATAGCAACGATTTGCATACATTGAATGATACTCAACTGCTCCAATAAAGTTCTTCTGAACACCATTATGTGCTTCATCAAAGTATATTGTATCCACATCAATCTCTGCCTCTTGTACTCTATGAAGAGAATGATATGTTGTAAAGATTAACTTATTAAATCTATAGTTCTCTTCTTCCCATTGTTTAATAGTATCACTAACTGTAGTGGATTCATGATGTGTATCACCACTATGTACATGTAATACTTTATACTGAAGCATAGGACTTACATCAATATGCTGTATAAATTCTTCGCAAAGTTGATGTGCTAATAGAATACGAGGTGCAACAATTACAATCGTTTTTCTCTCAGGATCTTTTAATATTACATCCCAATCACAACTATTGAATTCACGTTGTGCATCTTTAATCATGCACATTGTCTTACCACCACCCGTAGGGACGATAACTTGACCTTTATTATATTCACTTAGTGCATCAACTGTTGCCTCTTGATGTTCACGAAGTTCAATCATTAAATAATCACCAATAGGTAAATTATACCATAAAAGGTATTAAAACGTCACACAGACGTTTATAGGTACACTACAGAGTCAATTCAGAGGTCCCAGTTACTATAACTTGGGGTTATAATGGGATGCTGATTTCTCTTTTTTCTGTTTAATATCCTTCAATAATCTATCACCAGTTCTTTTCAATTTCTTCCTTTCTCCTCTAGTATAACCAGATGCTTTTGCAGGTTTATACTTAGGATCTACTTTCTTTTCTGCCTTTTTAGTTAATAACTTGTCTGCACTCTTTTTCAAATCAATATTCTTATCTTTACCAGATACTTCATCTTTAGTGGAAGATTCTCTCTTCTTTCTTTCTAAGTATGCCTTCTTTTGCTGCTCTTTAGGTGTTAATGAAGCAGACCCTCTTTTCTGGGTTGGTTGTTGTTGTCTACCAGCAGGAGATCTTTTCTTATTAGTTTTACCTATATCTGACTTATCTTTATATGTTTTAGCAGGTGCAGTTTTACCTCCACCTATTGCTTTTACTCTCCTCTTTTCAGCATCCGTTATTTTTCTTTTACGAACAATTCTCCCACCTTCACCTGATTTGGTGATTTGGGATCTACCCTGTATCTCAGGATCGTATGCTTCACTAACAAACTGTTGAAAAGATTTCATTTATACAATTATTTCCTATATTCTATTTATCTTTAGCAGCACTCAACATTTCTTTCACTCTTGCTCTTCTAAGTATCAACAACTCATCATATCTTTTGCGTTGTTCATTAGTGAACTTAAATGATTGCTTACTCCAGGATTCTCTAAGAGATCTCATTTCTTTAAGTACAAGTGAAGGTTTCATTACTTTAATAGTTTAATACACTTTAAGGTCAATTTAGAGGTCCCAATTATTCACTATTTCTATCATCGTACTGAGAATAGTGTTGTGTAATGGGAGATTCTCTTCTTTTCACGAACTTTAATTGATGCCAACATGATTCATAACATAATAATAATGTATGTACCTTTGTATGTAAACATTTACCCTCCATTAACTGTTCTTTAGGTTTATCACGAACATGTGTCTCTATTGTAATATATCTGGGACATTCATTAAATCCCTTTTTATATTCAACTGGATCACCCTTAAAATATACCCATCCCTCGTCTTTTTCTATATGATCACTACCTGTTTCTCTTTCCCAAATTACATAATCGTTAACTTCAGGTTCATACATTTGTAGAAAATTAAGTAAAGTTTGTACATAAAATAAGGATGCCCCATTTATACATTAGGGGTCTTATATCCTTCTCCTACATCATAAACTGCTCTTAATCTATTAGCACCAACACCACCTTGTAGAAATCCATTTAGCATTTCATCACACTGTTCTTTTGTTAATTGTTGTGCTTTGTCATCAATTAGTGTCCAACCTTCTGTTGTTAATTCTTCAATTCTTAGTTTGAAATTCGGATTGAGTTCTACCATAATTCCTATGCAATGTTGTATATATTAAAATACCCTATCATTATAAACGATAGGGTATCATTTGTCAAATAAACTCTGCCAGGTAATAATCAACTGTAATCTCTAATTTTGCTGCTTCCTTTTCACATTCAGCAATAAAATCATCAATCATTTCTTCAGTCTTTCCAGGTTGAAATTTACCTGATTCATTTGATTCAGTCATTGGAGTTCTCCTTACAAGTACAGGCAGCAATTAGTGGGTTTAACTTACTATGAATTGATTTGATTGTATCACCTTCGGGCATTAATTCTTTGCCTTTCAGGTAATAAACAACTACTTTCATTTCATCTTTAGTTAAATTAACTAGCATCAACAACCTCTTTGTCTGGTATATTTACCACATGAGGTTCTCCTTGATATGGTAACTTATAACATACCCACTCATTATTTTCAAATAGATATGCAAATTCTTCACCATTTTCCAGGTAATCTTCAACTGTTTGATCTAATCTTGGTTCAGTATTCTCACCACGATCATTATAATATTGAACGTGATTATCTACCTTGTTTAACTGCCAATCAGAATCAGAATCTATACACGAAACATCACCACCATCAATTAGTTCTGCTATCTTCTCATAAGTGTTGAACTTTTCTCTCAAAGTAACACCTAACCACTGAGGATAACCATCCCAATGATGATAAACTGACAATACATAACCAGTTTCAAGTAATAACCCAATTCGTGATCTTGTTGCCATTTGTGATAATAATAAAGAAAAGTGGGAGAAACATTGCAGGTAAGTAATTTTAATCAAACATCATGCCTCTGCTTCTATGTCAGAGTAGTTTGACCTGCAACTGTTTCTCACTATACTGTCAATTTAGAGGTCCCAGTTACTAATTCTCTCAATGGTTCCATTTTTAAAAATACTGCATTATTATCATAATATAATTGATAATTCTTTGTTGTTAGATAGTATCCAGTAATAGATTCACCATCATCAGTGTAACCATATCCTTTAACTGCCTCTTCAACACCATCTATCCTTAACTTCTTTCTTCCATTTAAGTAAGAATGGTATCGTTCGTCGAGGTTTATCATTGGAATAACTGGTAATGTGTGTTAATCCTAACATACGTTAGTGATATTATCTATAAACTTTATACTGTCTTTAGAGTCACTCAACATTATGTAATAATTACTCACTCTTCTGCTTCTCTTCTAATTTGAGTTGTTTTCTAAGCATCTTTGCAAACCTTACCTCTTCCTTTGTGTAATATTCTGGATGCTTTTTTGCTCTCTTGATAATCAACTTTGCTGCTTTCTTGTCCTTCAAAAAATAATCTCCGTTCCTGAATAAGTATTTATCTACGTTTGGATTGTGCTGCTTCAACAACTGCGGAAGATTTCTTTAATTGTTCTATTGCTGCTAATACTTCAGGAGTTTCATCCCATTCCCAGGTTTGATTGTGTTGGGGATTCTTCTTTTCTATGATATGTGTTCTTAGCATTGTTTAATTGTCTCCGTAATTCGTGTTTAACATTAACCAATGAAATGAGCATATAATTCTCATATTCATTTCCTTTAATCAATCTACTAATAATTGCCACATTTGTCAAGGCAATCCTTAGTGTTAATTTATACAGCATTTTTCTCCCTCAGTTGATGATCATATTCTATCACAATTTTCTTCCATTCACTATTCATATCATAACAAGTCATAAACTCTACTCTTGTACCTAACTCCTTTGCCAGGTTTTCTAATTGTTTTTGTTGTAGGTCATTCATTCTTGTTTAAATCCACTAAGAATATCTATAAACATTATAAAACCTCGTCAACAAAATGTCAACGAGGTTTGTTTTTATTTACCTATTCAGTTTTTAAACTAACATCTCCTTGCATACACGTTTACAACTTGAGTGATCATCTTCACATTCAATCAGGCAGTTAAAATAGTCGTTGACTAGATCCGATTGCTCATCGGCATTATCGGACATTCCTAAATTGTTCCAATCTGCTAACTGATTATGTGACATAAGATTGTGCATTAATACTCCTCCAATAAACTACATTAACAAAGATCTTTAGAGCATCTTGTTCCTCCTATTCTACATTTATTTAGTCAGGAAAGCAACATAAATGTTGTTCGGGTTTACAAAAATAAATGCCTACGAGTTTATACCTACCCAATCTTCCCACTCTTTTACATGTTCTTCTGACCAGTCTTTCATATAATGTGGACCTAATGCTCCACGCAATAAGTAAACACTAATACCATTAATTGCTTTAACTGCTTCACTATCACGATAATTACCTGCTGGTTTATATGGATTAGGTATCTTTCTAACATATTCTATAATACTATCTCTTATTTCTATTAACTCATGATAACATTTCTGGTTATGAGAACATCCACGCAATTCGTGATCTGCTTTGTATAAAGATTCCAGGAAAAGTGCATGTGCTCTTGTCCATTTATCTTCTTTAGTTTCCTTCTCATCAATTGCATTTTGATCCTTCATTTAATAATCTCCCAGTGATCGTCACCACCCTCGAACATCTCAAAAGAATAACGTTTTGATATTGA